GGCGGTAGCATCTGATACCATCCAAAAGTCTTTTTCAGTGAACTCAGAGTAATCGCCTTTTAATCTACCACCACCATATTGAAAAGACGTAGCACAACCAAACCGTTCGTTTTTAAATACTGGCAGCCATTTTTCTGGCCGCATTAGGAACGGCCAGAGATTAGATGTAAAGCTGATGCTTGCCGGATAGTCGTGTTCATCGAGATGCGCAATTAATTCATGATAATAATCGGGCTATTCCATAAGAGGATCACCACCATTCACGATAATAGTGTTTGTCTCAGGATACCGCTTAAGAAATCTATAGATGTAATCTAAATCTAGTAGACCAACTTCGTTCGGATCAATATCAGTTGATGAACAAAAGGTACATTTAAAGTTACAAGCCTCGGTTGGTTTAATAATTAAATCCATCCTTTGTCTCCTGCTAATTTCATCATTAATGTTTTAGGCGCTGGGCATACATCGTCTACCCATTGTAATTGGTGACAATCAGAATGGCAATAGATAAAGACAGGGCAATCATAACAACGAGGATCTCGGTCATGTGTCTCACACGCAATGACTTCCATGCGCTTAGGGCTTTCTCTAACTGTTTTTGCCGGCATATCAATAGTACCATACCATTGCGTTGGTGCAGTGTTAGGGCATCCAGCTACAGTTCCATCTGCATTAATCGTATGTAACTTTTGTTCACAGTCGCGACAGAATGTACCATTAAAGAATTGACCTTTGCTGAACTTATCGTATACTGTATTAAGAAAGCTATTATGAACTGGGTGGTCTTCCGTTGTTTCATGCATCTTCATCCAAAAAGCATCAAGCTCTGAGTTATGTGGAAAAATATCTAGATTAATAGTAGCGTTACCATCGTGAGTTAAACGCTCGTAACTAATAGATCCGATACCCAACGAATGCATATAGTCTGCAATTTCAAGTGGTTCCATTTTTACAACATCTTTTGATGCAGAGATAAAGCACTTAACAAAGCAACCTTCTTCAACTAAAAGTTTTACATTCTTTTCCCACAACGATCTCTGTATTTCATTTTTAAATCTAATATTTGGATCCCACGAAGTACCAATTGAACCACCGTCAATCATTTTTAAAAACTTTAGTCGCTCGTCAGTCATTTTATAGACTAAGTTTGTAGTAATACCATGTGTACACCTATCGCCCCACTGAGTTTTAGTTATATTGTAAAACTCAAGTAAGTCTTCCATAGGCGCAAGAATAGGTTCACCACCATGATATTCAAAGTGGATTGCATTATCTTGTGTATCTAATTCGTTACACCAATTCGCGGTTTTCTTTGCATCAAAGTAGATCTTACGTCCATTTGTGCCCGAAGTAAAGCAGTGACTACAATCTAGGTTGCAAGTCTCCGTCGTCTTCACGTAAACCATTAAGTGTTTCTGTGTCATGAATGCCATATGATATCATTAACGCCTTTTTATTATTAAGTGCCCTGTGCTTTGTTCCTGCCGGTATTAACACACTTTGGTTTGGCTGCAGAATAACCGTAGTCCCATCTACTTCCATTATCTTTGTGCCATCCAAACATTCTATCAAAACATCTACTGGGTCCGCATGTTCTTCAAACGATGGACCGTTTATATCGTTATAAAATATATGTATTGTTCCATTGTTATATTCAAATAGTTTCTCGGCTTGCTCAACTTTAATAGTAGCCCTATTAGCTAATAAAACTGTAACCTCACCAAGGTAAGCGATATATTCTGAATGTTTTAGGTAATGCTGGTTGCCGTCGTTATCTATATGAGATACGTCGTGGTTGTTAAAGCAATCTTCTGTTAATAGGAAGTTTTCAAAGTTTTCAAACAGCATTGTGTTCCAATCATAATATACGATATTTATTTATAATACCATATAGAAGTGAATTTGTCAACCAGTAAAAACAGTATAAATACATTTATACATTATGGAGAGGTGCTATGGAATTTAATGAAATGTGGCCAACAAAGATTGGTGCAGGTAAATTTGATACTGATGGATTGATAGAATATATCTTTGCTAACTATGATTTAAATAACATGGAAGGTGAAGTAAATGGCGGAAATATATTCAAAGATAATTCACCCGAAATGAATAAATTTAAAGACATGGTGTATAGCTCGTTTGATCGTTATCTCTATGCAAGTATTGGAAAACATATCAAAGATTATAAATCGCACGACATGAAAGCGTGGATTACTGGTCATGGTAAAGATTATAATATGACTATACATAATCACTCAGGCTCTCATTTGTCTGGTGTATTTTATATATTAGCCGAGGATCAAAACTCTGGCGGCGATATTGTTTTCTCAGATCCAAGAACAAACGCTAATCGCGGTTATGATGATTGGTGGAACGATGTATTTGATAAAAAGTCAGTTACACCAAGAACTGGGGATTATATGATATTCCCAAGCTTTACGTACCACCACGTTAACCCATACTATTCTAGTCTTAGAATATGTGTACCAGTTGACTTATATCTTTACCGCGGAGGATAATGTATAAATAGACTTAGAAACAAACACATTCACTACAATTGGAGATAAAAATGGCATTTACATATACATACTCTGTCCGCAACTTAAAAGTACAAGACACAGTAAACGCAGAAGGTGAAACCTTATCAAATGCAGTAGTTCAAACTTACTGGGATATTCAAGGTACGAATGAAGCAGGTCAAGTTGGAAAATTTTCTGGCGCAACACCGTTTTCAGCTGCTAACGTACCAGCAGGTTCATTCACTGCTTTTGAAGAATTAGAAGAGTCACACGTTACTGGATGGATTGCTAACGTAATCGCTGCAGACGCTCAATATAAAGCACATATTGACGAAATGATTCAAAAAGATATTGACGCAAACGTACAAACTGAAGTTGCTGGCGAAGCACTTCCTTGGGGTACACCAGCTGCAGCACCGATAGAATAATAGGAAAGAGGTAAGCATGACTTATACTTGGGAAATTTTAAAGCTTGGAACATTAGACCAAACTAATAACGAGGGTGAAGTTCTTGCCGACGCTATCATTTCTGTCAAATGGAAAAAGATCGCAACAAGCGATGCTAATAAAAACGCAAGTTATGTTTCAACGACAAAGCTTGATCTTTCTGCTTGCGCGGCTGCAGACTTTGTTCATATAGATGATGTTACAAAAGCTAACGTAATTGCGTGGGTTGAAGAAGCTCTTGGCGCTGATAAGATAGATGTTATAAATAATATTCTTAGCGCCAAAGTTGAGCAAAATACAATGACTATGATTACCCCTAACTGGTAATCTTTTAAAATACTTTATATTATGGAGTTAGTATGCACGATTTGCACATGGGTGGCTTGGCCACATATGCTTTAAAACGAGGTGGTTCATTACACCCCATTATTATTCCGACCGAGGTTTTGGGTAATGAAACTGGGATAATGAATCCCTCGATTTTTAAACACAAAGATAAACTCTTTATTAACGTAAGACACGTTAACTATTATCTATATCACAGCGAAGGTAAAAAGTTTCCTCATCAGTGGGGTCCTTTAGTATACATTCATCCTGAAAACGATGTAACGCTTACAACCCACAACGTTATGTGCGAAGTTGACTCTAATTTAAATCTATTATCTGCGCAGCGAGTTAATATGGCGTTAGACACTACAAAACCTACATGGAACTTTATTGGTCTTGAAGATTGCCGGTTGTTTAGCTGGGATGATAGAATGTTTTTATGTGGCGTTCGTAGAGATTGTTATGACGATAAAGGTAAAGGCAGAATGGAGCTACAAGAAATAGAATATATTGATGGGATTTGGAAAGAAGTTGCTCGCTATCCTATTCCTGCTCCGGGTGATGATGGTACATATTGCGAAAAGAATTGGATGCCTGTTCTTGATATGCCGTACCACTTTGTTAAATGGTCTAACCCAACACAAATTATTAAATATGATATTGAAAATGGTACAACTGAAGATGCTGTCTATGATAAAGATAAGTATTTAGAAGCTAACAAAGATTTTAGAGGCGGCTCACAAGTTATTCGTATTAGTGATAATCAGCGTATGGCATTTATCCACGAGACAAATCTATTAAGAGATTCTTTTGGTAGAAAAGATGGTAACTATGCTCACCGTGTAATCATTTGGGATAACGACTGGAATATTGTTCATAAAAGTCGTGAGTTCCATTTCATGGGTACATATTATGACCACGTCAAAGGTCAAGACTATAATATTGAATTTGTTACGGGCGCAACTGTATTGGGTAACGATATTCTAATATCATTTGGATGGCAAGATAATGCTTCGTATGTATTAAAGGTGCCTTTAAATGTTTTCTCTAACTTTTTAGCTATGGGTGATCTATGAAATTTAAAAACATAAAACTTCTAAACGATGTCGTTTTAGACTATAGTAATCCATTTAAAATGTTTGCTCTAGCTAAAGAATATGATAAGTTAAAACAAGGGGCTGCCGCGTTTGGTTGGTATTTACGTGCTGCAGACTTTTGCGAAGGCGAAACGTACGAGGAAAAAGAATTACAATATAAATGTATGGTGCTTGGTGCAGCAGTGTTTGCAAGATCAGAGGCTAGAACACAAACAGTGAAAGGCCTTGTTAAGGCTGCTATTGCTGTTCTCCCTGCGAGACCAGAAGCATATTACTGGGCTGCTAAATATTCAATAGATCAAAACAATTTTCGCAACGCAATGATGTATGCTAAGATGGGTAAAGATTGCGATATTTTAGCTGGATCTATTGAACCAAACGAAGAATTAAACTATCCGGGACCAGTAGGTTTAGAATATTGTTATGCAATTGCTAAATGGAAATCAGATGGAAGAGATGACTCTAAAAATCTATTCTTTGATTTAAAGCACAAACGCAAATTAGATATGACTGACGAAATGGCTAAAAGCGTTGATTGGTGGATTGACCAAGTTGGTTACCCTAGCACACTCCCGTACACACAAAACGAAAAACACAAATACAGATATA